CTTCAACTTCTTCTTTCTTTTCTTCATCAAGATCAGCAACTTTCTTTTGAAGATCCATTAATTAATCAGTCATGTCTGCTACCTGCTTCATAGCGTTTGTAGCAACCTCAAATGCTCTTGGATGCCCTGACTCCTGTGCAACCTCTAAAGCACCTTGTACTGCCTCCTGACCCTTAGAAATAAGACTGTAAAGTTCACCTCTAGTGTATTCATAGTCTTTCTCTCTATCTTCTGTGACATCTTTAGTTTGATCCTTTCTGGTAGTACAACCATTCTCAGGAGTATTAGAGACATCGATGTCCAACATCTCTTCCATATTTTTATCTAACTTACTCATAGTATTGTAAATCCTTCATTGAATCCGAAGTCGTCTGTGGAAACTACCAGATCATCATCTTGTGTATCAATAACTCCATCTGCATTCTTATCTTCTAGAGCTTTAGGTGTATAAGATCTCTCAACATTTCTCTTGCTGACATTCTTATCACCAATAGTTTCAATAACACGTGCTTTACGGATAACATCTGCCTTGCTGTAAGGACCGTAGATGTAAGACTTAACAGTAAACTGTAGAGTCCAAACTATACTTCTTCTATCTAAGAAACTATCATCCCAGTCATCTGCATAATCAACACTGTTTAGAATGCATGCTATATCACGCTTCTCATTCATATCTGGAATGAAGTTCAGTGTGATATTAAATGATGGTTGAAAATATGGTAAGATCTGTTCTAATATTTGTAGAGCATCATCAGATGACTTAGCAATAATACCAAGTTCAAATGACATGTCATAAGGTACTGGAACAAATTGTGTTTGAATTGCTTTGGCGTTCTCTGCATTACCAGCAGCAGGGATAGCAGCCTTAATCTTTTTGATGGCACTAGTTTTTCTAGTACTATCATATGTTACATTAGATAATTCAAAATACAAACGTGGAAGTTTTATTGCTACCTTCTTCGTTACGTCTGGACTTTGATCTAATCTATAAAGAAATTTATTTTTAGGACCATATGCTAGAGGTACTTTCTCTGCTTCTATAACAGTACCTGCATTATCCTTTTTTACAATCTCTATGTTATTGAAAAGCGTACCGAAACCAATAACTGTTTTCCGTATCGCTTCATTATAAAAATGTGGTCCTAACATTAGAAGTCACCTGTTGTAAAATTACCAAACTCTCCAAAGGGGTTAACCTCACCCCAATCTATCAAATCATCAGCAGCATCTTCGATTGCTCTGTTATCTGCTGCTGCTGTTTCACCCATTGTTAAATTGTCAATGGTAGTGATTGTTCTTGCTGTGGTACTATCACCTCCAGTAAGAGTCTCACCAGTTAGGAAGTTTCCTGTTCTATTTATTATGGTTAGTATATCGGTTGATTGATCCCAATATGCAACCTCACCTGTAACACCAGTAGTAGAACCAGTTACAGTTTCACTTAATGAATACTCACCTGCACCAGCAGTATCCATCTGTATAGAAATAGAAGTAGAATATACTTCCTCGACTACATCTACTTCTGGAATACCAGTTTCAAACTGGTCATCACCCATCTCGTAGATCTCAGCAGTCATCTGATAGATGTATGTCTGACCTAACTGATAGAATGGAGCTTCTCTTTCTACAAATTTAATTTCATATAATGCTTTTGTTAGTGGATAGTAGATCAAATCTCCTTCATTAGGTCTACCATCTACAGTTGTAATATCTGCAAACTCTTGAAATATCTGACTCCATCTATTCTTTGATACAACAAAAGTAATTTCGTCTGTAATTCTTAAACCAAACTTACTAATGAATTCTGATGGTGATCCAAATCCTTCAACGTTAATTAAGAACATCTCAATCATGTACTGATTCTTGAATTCAGAATACAGAACATCATCAAGGGTTGTGTCCTTGATCATCTTACGAGGAAGATAGTAGCAGTCAGTACCAAATAATTTTATTTGCTCATCAACCAATGACTGAATAAGAGCTTGTTCAGTACCAACTCCACCATGTTGAGGGAAGTATATACTTTTCATCCGATCATATCCAGAGGTGGTAGTTCATAGGTGCTTGAAGACATTTCCATTAGTCGTGCAATTTCATCGTTAGCATCATTGAACAACTCTCTACCATTGAGTTGTACACCACCTGGTAGATTTACACCTTGAAACTTAATTAAGTTTTGACCCCATTGTCTTTTAATTTTTGCAGTAGAATACTGCTTAACAAAAGGATCGTTATAAACTTGTGTGAAAACATCTGGTTCGAGTGCTCTATAACACTGAATGATTAGATACAATTCTTCTGTCAACATAGTATCATCTATATCAAGATATAATCTATCTTGCCTCTGGTTAAATCTAAACTCAACAAACGATCCATTGTTAAGTACCATATCAATAGTTTCTAACCATTGCTTAACCATAAAGTAGTTAAGCATATCAAGAGAACCAAAAGCATACAAGTCATTCAAGAAGATCTGATACTCAATACCAAATAAATTGTTACGAATAGCATTACTTGCTAATCCAAATACTTTAGTCACACCAACTACATCCGCAGGTAGTTCAAGATATCTATCTCTAACTTCCCATTTTGTACCACTAGCTAGAGTGGTTGTTGTGTTCTGTGTTTCAAATTTTGTCTCATCAGCAGCAGTAAATAGATGCTTCATATAAGCAAGTTCAGTACCATCGTAGTGTCTCATACGATAATACTGAAGTGCATCATCTATTGAATCTTCTATCTGATCATCATCAACATTGATTTCTAATACTGGGAAACCTAACTTTCTAAGACAGTAATCTTTGAATTCAGCTCTACTGGCAGGTTCTGCCATAACATCTACCTACAATTTTCCTAGATGTATTTATATCAAATTCATGTCAAAAGGTTGTGAAGAATGCATATGCTATTAGTATAGCACATAATTTGCCAAGTACCTTATAATATTTACGAATTGGTGTACCAAAATACTGCTGTCCTATCATCAAACACTTATGTGCAGGGGATAGTAAGTAACCAGAGTACTCTGTTGCTAAGAACCATACGAGATACTTGGGTCCAAAAATCAACACAAGGGCAGATGTCATTCCTGCATACTTGCCTGATGATCCCATGATCCATGCTGCTATCATACCTACAAGAGTCACAGGTATAATCATTTCTGGTGTTGCTGACTTAAGATATACCATGACTGGTTCTTTAATCAATCCTACTACACCACCTAGTGCTAAAACTATTGTAGATATAATTGCAAACTGTTTATTGATATACTTACCCCAGTTCCAATCTTTACATAACCATGCATAGTAACAACACATAGCAGCAAACCAAGGAAAGAAAAGAATTGCTCCTGCTTTACCTACACATAATAGAAACCATATCGTTGCTATGAATGGTGCCCAACCTCTTAGTGCTCTCTTCCAATTAAAGTCTTGTATTCCATCCATGTTAGGTAATACACTTTGAGGATCTACCTTACTAAAAATATACCACCAAGTGTATCCAAGACATATAAGGAGAGGTGCGAAAGTATAGTGTAGCATCTCTCCATACGTTATACCTAGTGCTGCCATAGGAAGAATGATTGTCTTCTCTAATGGTGACCACCAATAGTAATGGTGTGTGGAAAGATAATCTATGATACCAAATTCACTTCTTCTCTTTTTATCAGGTGGTGCTATAGCATCTAATAGTGGTGCTGACAATGCAACTCTACCTGGTATTGGTAAGACTCCTCCTATCAATGATGTAATAATAATCATGATGCGAGCATCTTTTACATATCTTTTTGCTAATGAATATACATCATTAAGCACATGATATTGTCTAATGTATCCACCTAGTATCATAATACCAAAGATGTAACCCATGTAGAGTTCTTTCTCTGCTATTGATTCTAGTATTTTAATCATAATTTAGTACTAGTAATATAATTGAAGTTAATAACCATCCTAAAAGGAGCGTTTGTACAGGTAGTACCTGCATGTTTCATAGTATGAGGAAATGTGACTAGTCTATTCATAACAGATTCAACTTTAGTTCCATCCTCAAATAATGTATATCCATCATTAGTATTCATATAGAGTATAGATGTTCTAACAGAATGAGGAGTATCTTCATCCTCTACATCAATATGCATTCCACCTTCCTCAACTTCTTTTGTAGATAATGATAAATTTGCTTTTATTCTTATCAAAGCAACAGGGTTAATTTTTCTCAAAGTGGAAATTAACAAAGGAAAGGTACGTGTGTTATTCTCATGCTTACGATAAAAAATATGACAGAATTGCCAATTACTAGTTTGATTTTTAGCAAGATCCTCACTAATAATATTACTTAGATGCCAATCAAATGAATAATCTTTCATATGATTAAACAAATTAAAGAAGTCTTTTTCTGGTAAGTAATTATCAATTATGTTAATCATTTTTGTAATAACAAAATGTATATGCCATTCCACCAAGAATGTTTATCTTCTGGAATGTCTGTAAGTATCTTTTTTTCAAAGATTACTTTCAATTTTTTGTGTTTAACAAAATCTTCTACTGATTCTACCACACCTTCCATGTTAGCATCATCTACCATAAGTATAAACTCATCATCAAAAAATTGTAATAGATGAGATAAGTTTTTATACTGTTGGATAGGATCATGATCTGCATCATAGAATATAGTATTACATTTTTCTGGTAAAATTACATCAACAATTTTTCCTTCAAACAATTCAAAATTATATCTTTTATCTGGCCACCAAGGTGGATGTAAGAATGCTTTTTTAGGATCTTCATGTACCTTAAATTCAATATCATCTCTATAAGGAGCATATGCTTTTTCAAAATCATCAATAGCATATCCCTTAGTATTATTATTTTGTAGTGCAGAATAAAAAGTCCCTCCTGCATAAACTCCTACTTCTAGATACTTAGTGTCTTGATAAGAACATATATTGTTTAAAAAATGCCTAGTAATATCAGAAGTTAATGATTCTATATAAACTCCAGTGTAATTACTTTCATATTTTTCTGCCTTATCAAGAGCATCTA